TCACGATATACGCTGAAACAGCCCCACACAGTAAGGATATATTGAACTGACCTGAAGTGGACTACAGACCCGCCATGTTCCTGGCAGTGTATTACCGGTTAATGTGGCTGCTTTCTGAGAGCCCAGTTGAATGCTACATTCTCTCAGTTTACTTCCCGCAAGCACGGCACCTGCGGCATATTTTTCACTGTTACTTATACTGGCCTGAGCAAAGACAAATGCCCCAACAGCATGCAAACCACCTGCCGGTGAGCCAGCTGGTCCCTGTGGGCCTGTTGCCCCCCGGGGACCGGGATCACCTTTATCCCCTTTTGGTCCCTGTGGCCCGGTTGCGCCGGTGGCTCCTTTCTCACCTTTTGCCCCAGGAGCGCCAGTATCCCCCTTTGGTCCCTGAGGGCCGGGATCACCTTTATCCCCTTTTGCTCCCTGTGGCCCGGTTGCGCCGGTGGCTCCTTTCTCACCTTTTGCCCCGGGAGCGCCAGCATCCCCCTTTGGTCCCTGAGGGCCGGGATCACCTTTATCCCCTTTTGCTCCCTGTGGCCCGGTTGCGCCGGTGGCTCCTTTCTCACCTTTTGCCCCGGGAGCGCCAGTATCCCCCTTTGGTCCCTGAGGGCCCCCCGGCCCAGCCGGACCTGCCGGCCCCGTGTCCCCTTTATCTCCTTTCGGACCGGGAACACCACCTCCTGCTGCAGCCTCTTCTGCCTTTGTTTTCGCTTCATTTGCCACATCCATTGCCGCCTTCACGGCCTTCGGCGTGGCTGCCTTTGTTTCGTCATTACTGCCAGTATCACTGCTTAACTGCACCACACCTTTCTGCGTCGTGCTGGCATCCCGCTGGCTGACCGTATCCGGTTTGTTTTTTGTGCTGTAATCCACCCGCCAGTGGAAATACTGTGTGTCGCCGTAAACCGTACAGGTACAGACCGTGCCATTAATAAACCCCGTTGCACCGTATTCGCCAATGGTGACCCGGACTATGGCTGCCTCATACTTCCCCATCACCTCAATGACACAGCCACCCAGATTAAGTTTTCCCGGTCCGACATCCGTGATGACCTTATTGAATCCCGCATGCAGTGATGCCTTCATCATCCAGTAAGGCTGGTCAAATGCCCCTTTGGCTTTCAGCCAGGCGACAAACTCGCTCGTGGTCCATTCACCGGCCCCCGTATGAATGTCCCACCCGTATACTCTGGCTGCTCCCACAGTGTTCAGAAACTGCACCTTATCCGGGATATCGTCACCGTTTTTCGCTTTCTCCAGGCATCCGTCCGCTTTGTCCATTGCCGCTTTCACCGCTTTCGGGGTGGCTGCCTTCGTTTCATCATCACTGTCCGTTGCGCTGCTTAACTGCACAATTCCCTTCTGTGCCGTCGTCGCATCCGGTCCTCCCGGCTCGCCTTTTTCGCCCTTCTCTCCCCGTTCACCTTTCACACCCTGAAGCCCCTGCGGCCCCCTCTCACCACGCTCACCCTTTGGCCCCCGCTCGCCGGTATCGCCTTTTGGCCCGGGAATACCCTGTGGCCCGGTGTCTCCCTTATCCCCCTTCGGTCCCCGCGCATTCTCTGCCCGTTTCTTCGCTTCCTCTGCACTCGCCGCTGACGCTTCCGCACGTTTCAGGATTTCCGCGGCCACCGCTTCCAGCTCTGCAAGGGCTTTCGGGTAATACTGTGCGTCCTCCAGGTCCATCAGAAATTTATTCAGCGTTCCCGGTGCAGACTCCGCCTTCACCAGAATGTCACCCACATATGACGGCGCGTACCCTTCCGTGTTCAGCGTCACCCGGTACAGACCCGGCTCAACATCCATACTGTAACTGCCGGTTTCCCCCGGCTGACCATACGCCACCGTGGTGACAATAACCGTCTCCGTTGTGCGTCGCGCTTTCAGCTCTATCGTGCATCCCGGTACCGGCTTACCGGCCCCGTCCTTCAGCACACCAGAAATTTTAACCGTCATACCTTTCCACCAATAAAAAAGCCCGCAGCAGTAATGCCACGGGCTTCAGGACAGTGTAACTTTACGTTTCCTCAGACGCAGTTCACTCCATAAGGTGTGATGAACATGCTCATTATACCAATATTTACAGAAGATAAAGCTGTATCTGCCGTCAGAAACGGTATCCAATCCCAACAATAAACGCATCCGTTCGCCAGTCACCATGACCGGCCACTTCGTACGCAAGATCAACCGCCACCGTATCCGCCGGATTAAACTGAAGCCCTGCCCCCCATGCCAGCGTCAGATGACGTGCAGAATGGCCATCACTGGCAGTGGTGGTCACCCTGACATCCCCCGGTGTCACTTCATCACGCCGGTAATCCTGAACACTGTCAGACCAGCGGGTGTGCGCCATCCCGGCCATGCCATAAAGGCTGAGCTGCTCACTGACCTGCCAGACCGGCCCCGCCATCAGGCTCACATAACGGCCACGCAGACTTTCATAATGAAATGCCTTATCCCCGGTCATCGTGGTTCTGCTCTTTTTCGCAGAGGCGTAACTCAGCGAGGCTATGCCGCCCAGATGGTCCGTGAATTCATAACGGTATTTCACGTTGATCCCTTTTAAATCACCTGTACGGGCACCGGTACCGGACAATACCGGCACGCCGCCCGGGTGAACCTGAGCATATCCCACGGAAAATGCACCGTGTCCGCCTGCAGCCTGTGCAGGAAAAGTCATTACTGCCGGCAGGGTAGTAAAAAATAAAATGGCTCCGTATAAATACCGCATGATTACCTCTTTGTTTTCAGTCAATAAAAAAGGCACCACTTCGGGTGCCCGTCCGGGTTAATAAACCGTCAGCTGATACTGATTCCCGCCGTGGATTTTTTCATCACCACAACCAGTAAATCACTGATGTACGTCGTCGGTGTCCAGTTGTTCGCGCCGGTAGACGACACATTAAACGTCAGGGTGACATGACCCCGTCCTGCTGGCATGTCAATCACCGATGAGAACACCCGGCTGACATCCGTTGCCGGTTCATGAAAAATCTCTGCCCCGTTTTTCAGCACCTGCAGCTTACAGGTTGAATACCAGTACGACTGCTGATTCGGGCTGTTGACGTTCTGGTGTTTCGTCCCACGAAACAGCACCGGTGGAATGATAATCTGCCGGTCGAAGCCCTGGTCATCGTAAACCGTGACGGTTATCGTGCCACGGGCATAACTGTTATTCCGGGGAAAGGCTTTCCCCACCGTCTTCACCAGATCGCCTTCAATCTGGTTCGCAGACAGTTTCCCTCTGATGACACAGTTCTCGTTAATGGTGACATTATTGAGCGTGCCAGAATTCGCTGTAACAGCTCCGCTGATATCCGCATTGCGGGCTGTCAGCCTGCCCTCCGGCGTCAGGGAAAACGTCGGGGGATTGCCGGATGACGTGATACTCACCGCAAACAGTCGCTTCAGGAACACGTCGTTCATGAACAGCTGATTCCCCTGTGCCACAAACAGCGGCGTGGTGTTGCCGTTCTCCGGGGTAATCATCGCGATACGGTCCGCCTGCAGCAGAATATTGCTCAGCGTCTGGCCATCAGCATCCTCAATCCCCGCACCAATACCGGCAACATACGGAATGCCGTTTTTCGTTTTCTGCACCTTCAGCATGTACAGCGCTGCCAGCTCATCATTCGTGTCTGACTGGACCTGCTGTATCTGCTGTATGGTGGCGCTCTGGTCTTCCAGCTTTTTATCCGTGGTCGAGGTGATTTCACTCCCTTTGTCATCCACGTACTGGCGGACCTGCGCTATCTGCCTGGCATTTTCCTCCGTGCTCTGGCTGACGGTCTGTGTGATTTCACTGCTCACCCGGTCCACCTGCTGACTCACCTGCGCGATGGCCAGCGTCTGGTCCTCATTCTTTTTCGCAACCAGCTGCGTGAGGCTGTTTTCCGCCTCCCCGATTTTTCGGGTCACTTCCGCAACATCCGTCTCCAGCCGCTGGCGGATGTCTTCTTCCAGTTGCGTGACCTCAGTACGCAGGGCTGACGCATCAATACGCTCTTTCAGTGCCTTCCCCAGCAGCGCCTCATCTATCAGCCCACGGAAAATTTCCAGATACCCTTCACCATCATTGCTGGCCTGCCCGCTGGCCTCCACAAACGCAGATTTCCCCACCAGGTTGACGCTGCGCACATAAAACCAGAAATCCTTCCCGGGCTTAATGTGCGGGCCGGAGACACTCCACTGGCTGCCGGTACCCAGATAACGGGCAGAGGTTTCCACCTGTGCCGTGTCCGTGATGCGTTTTTCTGAGAACCAGAATTCAGACTGTACCGTCGGGTCATACACCGCAGGATGCGGGACCACCGTTATCTGAAAATAGCCCGGCGTCAGTTCAATGCTGGCCGGTGCCGCCGGTGCATTAATCCGGAATGTGGTGGTGGCAGGTTCGCCCTGCTGGCCGTAGCTGTTTATCGCCCTGACCGTCAGGGTGTATTCCCCCAGAGGCAGGCCACTGAAACGGTACTCCGTGTCCGCCGTGATGGCGCTGGTCACCAGGCGGCTGTTCTCACCACTGCCACTGGTCAGGCGCAGACTGAAGCGCACGCCCTTCACCACCCGCGGCGTGTCCCATTTCGCCAGCGCCAGATACTGGCCGTCTGAGGCGCTCACCTCCAGCGTGAGGTGCTGCACCGCCGGCGGGATGACGCTGTTCAGTGAACCGGACATAGGCTCAAAGCGGGCCCCGTTATCCACAATGGCTTCTTTTTCCGGTACGTGCTGCACCGCCGTGATGGCAAAGGTGCCGTCCGTGTTTTCCCGGATGGAAACACAGCGGAACAGGCGACGACGCAGTGACGGCAGGGAGAGTCCCCACACACCGTATGTCGCCACGCCATCAGGCAGGACGCTGACCTGTATCCGGTCAGGGGCGGGGTGTGCAGTGATGTCCACGCGCACCGGCTTACCACGGCCGTTAATCAGGTTCACCGTCGATGTACCTGCTTCCGGCAGTGTCACCTCACGGTCCAGCGTCAGTGTGCGGCTGGCGGCATCGATGGACAGGATGCGTCCGCCGGTCAGGGTCCCGGCATAGTCGTTATCACAGATTTCAATGATGTCACCGGGTGTGTGCCGCAGCCCCTGAGACCCGAGCGTGAAATCCACCGTCTGCGTTTCCAGCAGTTCGGTCTTTATCACCCACAGTCCGGCACGGTGGGCCTGACCGCGGCTGGTACAGCCGAACGCGTCCATCTTCAGCAGGTTGCGCCCGTAGCGCAGGATGGCGTCCGGGTCTTCCACCAGTTCAGTGGAGGTCTGCCAGCCGTTCTGCGGGTCAGTGTAATTCACCTCCACCGCCGTGTGCCGGTCCTTCAGGGCACTGAAGCTGTAGCGGAACCCCACGCCGTTATCATCCACCACCACATCGCTGTTGGTGTACGGCCACACCACATCCGACGGACGGTCCTGAACGAACGTCAGCGTCTGGCCGTTCCATACCGGCATACAGCGCATCGCCGAGCAGAAATCCCCCAGGACATCCCACACCTTACGCTGCTGTGACAGGTACGCATTAAAGGTCATCCGCGGCTCTGTGCCCCCGAAACCATCCGGGACCGTCTGGTCGCAGTACTGCCCGATGGCATACAGCGCCCACTTGTCTACATCCGCCGCCCCCAGGCGTTTTCCCATGCCGTAGCGCGGGTGGGTCAGCATGTCCCACAGGCACCAGGCCGGGTTATTGCTGTATGCCGGTTTCAGGCTGCCGTCCCAGATACCGCTGTAGGTGCGTTTTTCCGGGTCATAGTTTGACGGCACCTGAATGATGCGGCCGCGGATATGGTAGTTCACCACCATCTGCTGGCCACCGAACTGCTCCGTATCCACCTGCAGCCCCACAATGGCCGTGTTCGGGTAGCACTGTTTCACATCGATGATTTCGGTGTATGACGACCACAGCGTTCTGTTCTGCAGCTGGTCCGTGGTACTGTCCGCCGTCACCCTGACCACCCGGATGTTAAAGGGGCGCTCAGGGAGATTATTCAGAATCACCGACGTCAGGTACTGCGAGGTGGTCTTGCCGTTAATGGTGACATCCTTCTCCGTCACCCAGTTACCGTTACGCTCAAGCTGAATCAGCAGCCGGACAGAAGAGGGATTACGGTCACCCTTTGAGGTGGTCTCCACCAGTGACTGCACCCCGAAGGTGACCCGCAGACGGTCAATGTTCGCTGACGTGATGGTGCGCGTCACCGGCTTTGCCTTCGTCACCTCCACGCCCAGTGCGGTTTCCGCCCCGGAGGACTCAAAGCCTTCCGGCGGTGTCTGCTCCTGCTCCCCGGCACGCCAGACGGCGGTCACACCGTGTATCACGGGATTACCGTCCGTGTCCGTCAGCGGGGTTTTGTTCACCAGAATACTCTGCAGTCCCTTCACCGGACCTTCCACCGGTCCCTCACCAATGGCATCAATCACGCTCATCATCTGCGTGGATTTGAGATTGTCCTTCGCCTCACGCGGTGTGTGCCCCTTGCCGCCCCCTTTACCCACTCTGTCCCCCTCTCCTGTCTGATGTCTGATGTCTGAATCTGTTTATGCCCAAAAACAACAGGCACCCCGGAGGGTGCCTGTGTCATGACGGAATAAAATTTCTGAAATTCTTCACATTTTTGCAAAATCCTGGTGGCGCTTATAATTTCTCTGCGTTACCATTTTTTCCGTGACATAATAATTCCTTACAGTTAATCTTCGTATCTCTTCCCGCAGCTACAGAGCACTGCGGGATTTTTTTTATTTTCATCCCCGCCCGATAACCACCACTTTCCCGTCACCGCCCTCATCACGGGTGCTGATGTCCTGGGATATCCGTCGTGAACCAACCAGCATTTCACCGTAAGGCACCGGCATCGGATTCCCCTGGGCAATCATGTTGTCCAGTGACGAAAAATACGTGTTCTGTTTACCGTTATCCGTGCTTTTGTACTCCGGCGTCTTTGCCTTCGGGGCCAGCATCTGGGCCACACCACCCAGTATCATGCTGGCACCCAGTGAGAACAGCATCGTGGTGGCAGTCAGCCCTCCGGCACTCAGGGCTGCGCCCCACAACGCCATCGTTGCACCGGCGGTGAAGAAAGAGCCCACGATGGCTGCAGCCCCCAGCACCACCTGAAAAACACCATTTCCCCCGGCCCCTGCCAGCCTCGGTACAATATGAATCACGGCCCTCCCGCTCAGCGGTTCATGAAGACGGGCATACACCGCCTCCGGCGCGGTATCCTCACCGGCAATACGTATCTGGTACCAGCCTTCGTTCATCTGACAGCGGAATCCCGGCACCTGCTGCGACAGGGCACGGATGGCCTCCGCTGCCGTGTTCACATACAGACTGATGCGGCGACCAAATCGTTGTAAATCCCCGTGAAGGCAGATGCGGACCTGTGGCGGTGACGCCAGACAGAATGCGTTCGTCGTTGCCATTTTTCAGAATACCTCTCCCGTTTACTCAGTTGTTCAGGTATATGGTGAAGCAGGTCACCGTTGCCACAGTAAATGGCGGCATGATTCGGCACCGATGAACCAAAGCAGCACAGCAGAATATCGCCTGCCTGTGCACAGGACGGAGACACCCGGTAAAATCCGTTTTCCGCCAGGTTGTCCAGGTACAGGTTCTGACCATTGCGCCACCAGTCATCCTCACGCACAAAATCCGGCAGCGTTATCCCCGCCAGATGGTATGCATCCCGGAACAGGGTGTAACAGTCCGTCACACCGTGTTCAAAGCGCCGTCCGGTCAGGTGCGGCACACAGCGGAACCGGTGAATTTCACCCCGGCAGACCAGCCACCAGGGCAGGGCACTCTTTATCTGCAGCCGCCGGTCCGCCTCGCTCAGCCAGGGCAGACCACCGGGATGACTGTGGACCAGCGCCACAATCTCCCCCTGCATCTGTGCCTGCAGCCAGTCTTCCGGTGCAATACGAAAATACGCCTCCGGCTCTGCGGAGATATTCACGCAGGGCTGGTACCGCTCCCCCTCCGGGGTGCTTATCACGAAGCCGCACGACTCCGCTGGCGCACACCGCCGGGCATGCGCCAGAATCGCTGATTCAGTCTGTGTCATAAAACGGGATTTACTGCGAAAGTTTATTAATGGAAAGGAAACCGCCGAAATTAGCCACCATGCCGCGCATCTCACACCCGCGCATGCATTTACTGCATCTGTCCTTCCGGATATCCGTGGTGGGGTTGTCGAACTCATCCGCCACTGCCGGACCGTTATACCCGCATTCATCGCCCCGGTAATCCCACATACAGGTGTTCGCCAGCATGATGCGACCAGGAAACAGCGCACCGTCCGTCTCCGTCGGTGTCGCCAGCACAAACGAAGCCGTCATGGCCGTCAGCGCTGACATCTGCTCCACCACCCACCGGTCCGTCAGCTCCTGCTCCGGGTCTGCCTCAGGATTCCCCGCCACAAAGTTCACCGCATCCAGAAAACGCGCATACACCCGGCGGCGGACCACCGTGGCACCCACCAGGCTCTGCAAATCCTCCGCCATCCCGGTGACAAGGCCAAACAGATTGGACACTGTCAGCGACGGGCGGGCACTGCTGCCCTTTCCGTTCATCTCAAAGCCGCTGCCCTCAATCGGGTACGCCTGATATTCACGCCCCTGCCAGGTCACCGGCTCCCCTTTTTCATTCAGCTCATTGCAGAAAAAATACCGCTCACCGCCCTGCACCGTCAGGTCGATTTCCCAGAGCACCACCCGCGGTGACTGCTCTGACTTAACCGACTCGTTCAGGCTTGCTTCGTGAATATCCTGCATCAGTTCACCACCTGCTTAAACTCCGCGCTGAACTCAACGCGCAACATCCCGACCCGCGCAGACCACCCGGCACAGGTCACCTTTATCTGCCGGTATGCATAGGGTGGCTTCCACAAAAATGCCTTCCAGCCCCCGTGCTCTGCCAGGAACGCTTCCAGATGCCGGGCCTCCTCCCGGCTCACGGAAAGCATCACCCGGTATGTTTTCAGGTCAGCATTCAGCCCTGCCGCCATACGCTGTGAGTACCCGTCACCAAAACGCACTTCACGCACCGATGGCTGCGAGTTCACCTCCATATCCGGCTTCACTTTCCAGCGAAAGGTTTTCATCGCCCGCTCCCTGATAACATACCGCCATCACGCAACTGCAGCCGGAGCTCATCCTGCGCCCCCTTGCGGGCCATGTCATACACCGCCTTCATCAGCTGCGGCCCCGCCTGTCCGTTGATACCGTCGTTCTGAATCACCACGTGATTGTTCTGATTAAAATTAATACCTTCCGCCCGCCGCATCTGCGCCGGACTTCCGGCACCACCCACATAACCACCTTCCGCATAGCCGCGCATCAGGCGGTAAAGATTCCCCACACCTATCCGGCTGGTTGCCTCCTTCGTGAAGACAAACTCCCCGCGGTGAACTATCCCCGCAGGCTCATATTTGCCGCCCGTGCCCGTAAATCCGCCGGTCGCAAAATGAAAGTTCGCCGCCGCAGCCTGAATGGCCGTCCCCGTGGAGGCAGACGCCCCACCACCGAAAGCACCACCAATGGCGCTGCCGATACGCCCGACAATGCCCACCATGGCCTGTTTAAGCAGGATTTCTGTCATCATGGACAGCACCGAACGGGTGAATCCCCGCCAGTTCTGTTCACTGCCGGTCAGCATCGCCGCCATATTCTGTGCAATACCGTCAAAGGTCTGCGTGGCCACACTTTTAACCTGCGAAAAACTGTCCGTCGCACTTTCCGCCCACTCGCCCCAGCCGGACTTCAGGCCTGCCATCCAGCTCCCGCGAAGCTGGTCTTCAGCCGCCCAGGTCTTTTTCTGCTCTGACATGACGTTATTCAGCGCCAGAGGATTATCGCCATACTGTTCCTTCAGGCGCTGTTCCGTGGCTTCCCGCGCTACCTGCCGGTCAGTCAGCCCCCAGTTTTTCGCATCAATGGCTGCCCGTTTTGCCCGTTGCTGCTGTGCGAATTTATCCGCCTGCTGCGCCAGCGCATTCAGGTGCTCCTGATACGTAACCTTGTCACCAAGTGCAGCCAGCTGGCGTTTGTACTCCAGCGTCTCTTTCTCATGGGCCAGCAGGGATTTTTCCTGCCCGGATAACTGTCGTTTCGTGGCGGCCTCTTTCAGGACCGCATACTGACTTTCCGCCTTCCATAACTCACGGCGCTGCTGGCTGATTTTCTCATTCGCACCGCTGTGCTTCTCCAGCGTCCGGAGCTCAGTTTCAAGCGCCAGCAGGGCTGCATGCGCCCGGTCTTCCTGACGCTCACCGGCAGACACCTTCACACCGGACGGCTTTTTCAGCGTCGATTCATAATCCTTTTTCGCCGACGCCATCAGCGTGTTGTAATCCGCCTGCAGGATTTTCCCGTCTCTCAGGGCCCTGTTCAGTTCTTCCTGACGGGCGGTATATTTCTCCAGCGGCGACAGCAGGCGTTCATACGCTTTCTGCGCCTCTCCGGTATACTTCAGCTGTGACGCCTCACGCTCAGCCCTGTCCCTTGCCGCCAGTTCACCGGCTTTTTCCATATCCGACTGCAGCGTTGCCGCCGCCAGCCCCAGACGGGCATTTTCCCGGTCATCCCATGCACCCTGAAGGTTGGCCCGGAAAGAGGAGGTTTTACCGCGGCGCTGGCTCCGGCTCTGGTACCACTGCCATTTTTTATCCGCCTCATCAAATGCCTTCTGCGCACTGGCGAGCATATCCACTGAGGATTCAGGACGACCGATATCCAGAATGGCATCCCACATCGATTTGAACGCCTTTCCTGTTTTATCCGCCCAGGTTTCCAGCGTCCCCATGTTCTCTTTCAGGCGGCGGGTCTGCTCATCAAAGCCTTTCGTGGCAATATCGTTCGCCGCCTGTAAGGCACCGGCCTCGTCTCCGGAACGCTGCAGCTGAGCAACATACGCAATCTGCTCTGCCGTCACGTTGCGGAACTGGCGTGCCATCGCAGTCAGCCCCGACGTCGGGTCGGTGGTCAGTTTTCCGAAAGCCTCTGCAACCTTGTCCACCTCCACACCGGAGGCAGACGCAAAACGCGCCACACTCTGGTTAATGGCATCAAACTGTTCACCACCACGCACACCGGCACTGACCAGGGCTGCCAGTGACTCTCCCGCCTGGTTAAACGTCAGCCCTGCCGCCTGCCCGGCTCTGGAGAGCGTCAGCATGCGCTCTGCCGTCAGTCCTGACTGATTACCGGAAAGAACCAGGGTTTTATTAAACGCTGAAAGCGTGGAATCCCCCTGGTACCAGGCGTACGCCAGCGCACCGGTCGCCACCGCCAGCGAGGTGACCCCGACCATCGGCAGGCTGATCGCACCGGCAAGCCCCCGGAACATGGGGATCATCCCGCCAAATGAGTCCTTCACCTGACCGCCCTGTTGCAGCAGGATGAGCCAGGGATTCTGACCACCGGCAAGCTGCGTGGCCACGTCGGTGAACTGCATGGGTAGCATACGCATGGCGGCTTTATACTGCCCGACGGACATCCCGGCTTTTTGTGCAGCCAGCGCCTGACGGCTCAGCCCCTGTTCAACGGCAGCGGCCTGTTTCTTAAAAGACTGGCTGACACGCCCGGTCATCAAATCCGCAAGGTCACTGGTTTCACCCAGTTCTTTCTTTACCCGTGCAGCCTCTTCAGAAAAACGGGTTGAATCCAGTGTAAGAACAGCTGTCAGATCGGCAAAATTACCCGCCATAGCGTACACCTCCTGCAATTCCCTCAGACACCATCATCAGCATGGCTTCATCCTCTGTGCTGCTCCGCATGTCATCACTGACCGTAACGATTTCCTTCCCGTCAGCCCCAAAGCGGACACCACCAGAAAGTCCTGCCGCTTTCCGCATCAGCATATCGTCCTCATCCGGCCTCTCCGTCTGCGCTTCCTCACGCCGGGGGACAAGCAGACTGAAATCCGAGGGATGCATATCCGGATCGCAAAAAAACAGGCTGAGTACGGCGTACGTCAGCCCGGAAAAATGCATATCCAGCTGGGTATCGTGAAAATAATGCGTGCGGTAAAAACGGTGCCAGTCGGCATATTCGGTGGATGTCATCCCGGCAAGCATGTCGCGCCAGTCGGGTCTCCCCATCTCACGCGCCAGTCTGAGGGCAAAGTTCAGCTCGCCGTCGAAGACTTTCCCGCAGAAAAATCATCATCAGTCAGCGCGTTATTTTTCGCCACTTCAGTAATATCAGTATCCGGACGAACTGCTTCGATCATCCCGGACAGGCACAACACAACGTCTTCCGCCCGGGCAATGGCATCGGCAGGCCAGGTGGTGAGCACTTCCTGCTCTATCTTCATCACGGCCTCATTCATTGACGGTGACGCCGTTTTCTGTGGATGGTTATGCCACAGGGACATCGCCACCAGAAACGCCCCGGTTCTGACAAGGTCCTCCACGCTCACCTGCAGGTTACCGCTGACTTCAGCCTCTTCTGCCCGCCGTTTCAGGAGGGCAAGATGCTCAATACGCTGCAGCGCAGACAGCTCAGAAAGCGTGACAGACACACCGTTATATTCAAATTGTTCTGTTTTCAGAAACATGCTTTATCACTCCCTCAGCTTAACCCGCTGCACCATCCGTGACGGTAATTTCCGCCACTGCCGCAAACTCACCATTGCCGGTAACCACAGGGATCTGCGCTTTACCTGCCGCAACACCTTTCACGGTGATCGTGTTCCCTTTCACGGTAATGGTCGCAAAATTCTGATTCGCCGACGTGGCACGGAAGGTTTTATCCGTCGCCCCTTCCGGCTGAACAGCCACGGTCAGGGTGATATTCTGACCTTTTGCCACATTGCCCGTTGGTGGCGTCACGGTAATACCGGTGACCGGTGTGATGTCCCCCTGATCTTCCGCCAGCGACGGACGACCGATATTGGTGATTTTTACCGTACGGGTGATCACCTCTTTGGCGGTCACCGCTTTACCAATGGCGCTCACCCAGCCACGGAACACATCCACCGTACCGTTCGGGAAGCGAATTTTGTAGGCCCGGCTCTCACTGCTGTCAAACCAGGCAATCAAATCGCGCTGCCCTTTCTCACCCGGCTTCCAGGCCAGCGTAAAACTGGTGTCACCGGCAGATTTCTGCCCCTGCCCGGTGGATACCCAGTCAGCATCCTCATCATCCAGATAGTTATCATCGTAGGATTCTGCCGTCATCTCGCCGGGGGTCAGATCCTTCACCTTCGCCAGTCGCTGCCAGTCATCGTCTGACAACGGGTTTGCATAAGCATCACCAGTGCCGGTGTACACCCACAGTGTGGTACCGGAACCTTTCACCGGCTCAAGAGGATTTGGTGTTGCCATATCGTCCTCACATCTCGTAGGTAATTTTCCACAGGAGATCTGCCGATCCCCACATCATAAACTCATCATCCCGGCGGTAGTCATACCCCTGAAGATTCATTTTCAGCAGTAATGCACTGAGCCCGGGAACTGCCTCCAGCGCAGGAAGAATTTTTTCTTCCATCCACATATCCAGTGCCGAGTCCGGTTCTTTTGCCCTGAGAAAAACCTCAATATGCAGTGTCGCCTCCCAGGTTCCCTCATCAACGAACTCGTCAGCAGCAGACGCATCTGTCAGGTAAACAGCAACAGCAGGCAGTTCCTGTTCATCAATAAAAACCGGGCGACCGTCAAACCAGCTCACCCTCTCAGAAATATTTTCTTTCAGGGCAGACAGAACTGCCGCCCGTATTTCACGGTGTCTCATACACCCTCCCAGTCATTTTCTTTTCAGCACCAGGCGTAACTGATGCGTCATGGCTTTCATCATCTGCGCCGGTAATTTTTCCCGGTACATCCGGTCCCGTTCACGTTCAAAGGTTTCTGCCAGCGGTCCGGCAGTCGGAATCTTCACCACTTCGATCGGCAGACGGTGGCGTTTCGGCCTCCCTTTGCTGTCAGCGCCGGTGGACGATGATGCCCACGGCATACGCTGCATCACATGCCAGCGTCCGTTAGCCAGCCGGGTGATAAAGGCATCCGGGATCCGTCTTTTCCCCACAATCAGCACGCTGCCACCGCCTTTCGTGACCGAACGCTCGCCTTTCTTTCGTCGCTTTCTGCGGGAAAGCCGCACGCTGGCCGTCCCCAGTTTTATGGCGGGCAGATTACCGGTGTTGATGATGACCTTCGCATAAACCCTGTCTGCGCTGGCCCGTTGCAGGCGGATACGCTCACGGATGAGACGGCGCGGAACCGCCAGCTCCCTGGCAACCGAAGAGGCCGTTTTCGCAATGATGGACTCCGCCACACGGTTAAGTGTCGTGGCGGCAGCCCGGGGAACGGCACGGCGGTCAATTGCATCCAGATTTTTCATGGCCTGCGCCAGACCTTTTATTGCCATACTCATTCCTGTTCGACAAAAATCCGGGGTTTACCGTTGTACGTGTCATAACGGGTCACCGTCAGTGTGCGCCCCGCAAACACAACAACATCATGACGGGCCGGACGGTACCGGGCTGAAAACACCACCAGTGACAACTGGCTGCCCGAAAGCGCCCCCATCTCCGCGGACTCTTCCTCCGGCATCACGTCGTACACGACGCCGTTAATCTCCGCCTGTTTGCCCATCATCCGAACGGTCGCCACGTCCATCCGGCAACACATTCGCGTAAACAGATCAGACATTGATTTTTACCGCCACAGTGGCGCTGTTTGCAGGGGCATTTTCCCAGGCTACCCCCGCAGCCACCGCACCGTCTGCAGCCAGCTGCACAACCCCGTCCTTCAGATAAACCACCGCGCCGGACTGAATATCGTCAGCAGACTGTTTGGGCAGCAGGAACACGCCTTCGGCAAAACCGTCACCGGCATCACCGGCAGGAATATCGGTAATGGCCACTGCCACCATACTGCCGACCACCACCGCAGCACCGCTCAGGATGGTCTGATCTCCGGCATTCACCAGTTCAATGGTGGTGCCGTCCTGTACAAAATTTTTCTCCATAATGCTGTTTCTCCGGACAGCCCCTGTGGGGCTGTTTTTCAGGCATAAAAAAAGCCCTTTCGGGCAGTGATTGTGATAACGCGGTTATCAGGCCACCGACGAACGCACCAGACCGCGCCAGTCAAGTGGTGCCACACCGGCATCAATACGAATTTTTGTGGCAATGCCGTCAGTGGTGAAACCTTCCTGCTGATCAATGTATGGCGTGTCCACACCATCCAGCCAGGCCACTTCAATGGTGTCAGTGCCCTGTGCCGCCGCCAGATACCAGGTTTTCGGATCTGCCGCATCAAGACGCGCTTCCGCAATCACCTCAGCAAAGTTCTGGATGGGGTTAATGACACCGGCGTTTGCATCCGCCCCTTTCACACTGGCCGATTTGATGGTCTGGTTCGCCACCGTCTCCAGTGCCACCGGTACCAGCATAAAGGCCGGACGGATATTCAGGGCGCGATCGCCTTCTTTCTGCAGGCGCATCATCTGACGGGCCGCATCCAGTCCGGAAACGGAGATCCCCCCGGTGGCAATATTTTTGTGATCGGCATGGAACAGCGCCTTACCGTCGGACAGTTTCGGGTTATCCGTCAGCACCTTGTAAACCAGGTCACCAATCGTTGCCTTCGCCGCACGCCCCATCTTCATCGGCACGTCCACCAGCATATTCAGATCATCATTGATAATGGCCTGGCGGGTGATGGAGAAAATCTCCCCGTAGGTGGCCAGAGCAATGGTCTCCTTGCGATCTGAGGTGGTGATGTATTTATACTCCGCCCCCTCACGAACCTGGCGCAGAGAACCAAAACCGCCCATCCCCACGCGATACGCTGTTTTGAAGTCTGACAGGCGTCCCTTACGGGTCCACTTCTGGAAGGTTTCTTCTGATTCCTCCCAGCCCTGGATCAGCCCCTTGTTCGACACATCCAGCAGGATATTGCCAAAATCAGAGGTGCTGTGCGTCAGCGCCAGCCCGACCATCTGCATGGGGTTATAACTGGCCACCCCAATACCGCGCTCCGTCAGTGACATGCGAGCCCATTCACGCAGGGTCATCCCGTTATAGGCGTTATCCTTCTCGACATTTTCAAATCCGGCACGGGCCAGCATCGCCTGGCGGATCCCGTCCCCCACAAAATTGCCGTTTCCGGCATAAATATGAGCCGGTGTGTTTTTGTTGGTCGGCGAGGACTCCTTGCCCATTTCATTCAGCAGACGTTCACGGGCCATTTCCAGCGAACAGTCAGGATCAGCCACGCACTGTGCCTGAAGCGTCTGATAGCGACCGCCGAACATGGCAAACAGATCGTTAATGCCTGACATGCGGGCTTTCTGTTCTGCCATAACGCGGGCGCGAATGGTCGCCTCATCAGACACTGCCGGTACCGGTGATGGTTCTGTTACCGCCGGTGCAGGGATTGTCACTGTGGTATCACGCGGGGCACTGTTGCGTGGCGGAGTAATCATGTTTCGGATGGATTCCGGCATCTTTTTAAATTCCTCTGTACGTTTTGACTGAATACATGCCATTGCCTCAACAGCGGGTGTCACCTGGTCAGCAAATCCGTGTGCCAGACATTCGGCACCGGACATCCAGGTTTCATCCGCCAGCATGGCGGCAATTTCATCGGTGGTTTTTCCGGTTTTCTGCGCATAGGCTGGCAACAGTACCGATTCGACTTTATCCAGCAAATCGGCATAACTGCGCATATCCTCAGCATCCCCGCCACTGAATCCCCATGGCTTATGGATCATCATGAAGGCATTTTCCGGCATAATGACCGTATCACCGGCCATCGCAATCACAGATGCCATCGAGGCGGCAACGCCATCCACATACACGGTAATGGTCGCCCCCTGATTTTTCAGGGCATTAAAAATGGCGATGCCTTCAAAGACATCGCCACCCGGTGAATTGATATGGAGATTAATGTGGGTGATATCACCCAGTGCATTCAGTTCGCTGACAAACTGCTTCGCGGTAACTCCCCAGAAACCAATCTCGTCATAAATATAAATATCCGCGTCACCCGGCCCCCCAGCCTGCATCCTGAACCAGGATTTATTCTTCATGCTGGCTTTCGGTGTCGCGCTGATACTGTCGTTCAGTTCCGGCACTGTTGCCTCCTTTGTCGTTGACTGGGTCAGTATCAAAGACCAGCCCCAGTCTGCTGTTTTCATCAATTTCAGCCTTGCGGCGACGTTTGACCTCATCCGGATTGCGCCCGCCGGCACGCACCCAGTCAGATTCTGTCGCTGCACCACCCCGGATCTGAATTCTCCAGGCTTCAGCTTCCTTAACCGGGTCGATCCACGGCATCACCGGACCGGAATACGTCGCGTTATATAGCGTTTTCATCTCCACATCCGCCGGAATTTTCAGCAGACCTGCCGCAACCACCATATTCAGCCATGTCCGGTACACAGGGCGGGTTACCGCGCCAATAAAACAGTCCTGCAGGATCAGATACCCGTCGGTGGACTCGACCAGCTCCTGCCGCTGGGCGCTGTAGGTACCGTTATAGTTACGCGCCGCACTGGAAAAACTCAGACGACTACCAGCGGCCACAGCACGCAACTGGCCGTTGCGGAAAGTTTCAAGGTTGGGATTGGGACGGTCAGATTTGACCATGCCGATATCCTCGCCCTTGCGCAAATCGTCATAAATAATACCCGGGGTGATATGGACTTCCCGCTCGGTTTCTTTGATCCCCGGATCTTCATAGTCCTGCCCGTCCCCTTTACGGATATACAGTCCCAGCGCCGCAGCAATACGCGCCGCTGTCAGTTCCGCATCCTCATACTCCTTAAGGGCACTGATCCGCATCAGCACCCCCGATAACATGGATGAGCCTCGCGTCTGGTGCAGACGACGAGTGAACTTCAGGTGGATCATTTTTCCGGCAGCGATTTCTTTCGTATCACTCTGCCGGCCGCTGACCGGATAATTTTTATAAACCAGATATTTTTTCGGTCTTCCCCACTCATCAAGAAAAACCCCCTGATTCAGTCCGGCGGATTCATCAGTGCGCATGGGAACAAAATCCGGCTCCATCGCCTCAAGCCAGAATGGCACTCCCGCCGTCCGTTCCAGACCGTTTCCCGCACCACTGACCATCTGCGCAAACACTTCACCATCCCGCAGCCAGGTCCGCAGCAGTAAACGTTCAAGCACAGGACGGGTATACTGCCCTGTCACATCCGGACTCACGGACCATTCAGCCCACAAACGGCGGATATCCGCAGCCAGCTCAGCCGCCATTTCCCCGTTTTTTCGTAATGGCTGAGGCTCCACAATAATTCCCCTGGCACCAATCACCCGCTCTTCCAGCTTGTCAAACACACCAATCACCAGGTCATGATTGATATCAAGAAAACGGGCCTGCTCCCGCAGGGAAACCGCACCGTATTTACTGAGCTGATCGGCAGAGCGATTTTCCCGCCGGGCTTTATGTGTCCGGGTCGGTTTCACCGCCTCATAGGCCATGATTAACGCCCTTGAACGCAGTCTGGCTGCTTTCCACCCGGGGGAAAACACGCCTATCACATCATCAATAATTGCCATTAAAACCTCGCCAGTTTAAATCCTGGTTTTCCCCGCCTGCGGCTCACCATCGCGGCAAGCCTGCGTTCCCACTCCTGACGTCCGGCGCGGATCTGAGAAAGGCTTTCCAGCGTCAGTTGCTGCCCGTTGAAGGTGACAGACTTCCCCTCCAGTACGGCCATTTCCGCTTCACGGTACCGCTGTATCATTTCTCTGGCTTCTTCTGTGCTCACAACCAGCCTCCTGATGTTATCCATGGATTATCTTCCGCACGCTCCGTACGCAGTTTTTTCTTCCGGCGACGGCGTTTTTCTGCCCCGGCCGTCAGTTCCGGGGATACCGTTTCACCAGAACGCTCCTGCGGGAAGACGAGCCACGTTTCCCGCTGTGCCCAGTCCGGTGCGGAGGGCCAGCGGATCTTTTCGTAACCATGCAGAACGGCAAGCGCATCCGCATAAACCAGCAGGTCAAACGCCTCGTTAGCGCCCCTGCCCGGTTTTCGCCATTTTCCGTCACTGCCGCGCTCTTCATAGGTCAGCTCATCGTAAAACCACCGCCCCAGCCAGTCGGGAAAGTGGATATAGTTCGGCCCTGGTGTGTCACGCCACAGGGCATTATTTACACGGTCCTTAAACGCATCCGTCTGAACCAGCCACAGCGCGACATCGCCACTGGCTCTGGCACGGCGGGCACTTCTGCCGGTATTATCCGGGAAGGTACGGTTAATCAGCCTGTCACGGCGAAGACCATCCCCCTTGAACAGAAACACCCTGTTGCCCAGTCCGTCACTCCGGCAACGACGCCAGAAACGATAGGCGTTATCTGTCACCCCGGCTTCCCCTCCCGTATCCACCGCCATGGCCATCAGACGCATGCGCACATCCGGATCAGAAGCCAGCGGCCATGTTTTATGGAACACATCCGTCAGCAACAAATCCCAGTCCTCCGGATATGCCGCCGGATCAACCGGCAGACTTTCACCGTTGGGACTGCATCGCAGTGAATGCCGGATGTTGTAGCGATCAACAATCCAGCGTTCCCCCTGCTCTCCGTATCCGGTGATCTGCACAACAAAACGGCGATTTTTACCGCCCTGTACGTCAACCGTTGCCTCAATAAAACGCACACCATCCGGCACAGATCGCCGGGGAAACGGCTCGGCACGCTGTTCAAGCAGTTCACTTTTACGCTGTTCCGTGGCTGAACGGGGCAGATAGGGCCGCCCGATATCGGTGTTCACCACCGCTTTCAGGGTCTCTTCACTGCCGGTTCGCTCATACTCTTCTTCTGCCGCCAGCAGCTTAAAAATCAGTTGTTCCCAGGTCTGAAACGCCGCAGCCGGCCCCTCCATCCAGAATGACGCAATCCGGGAATTTCGTGGCGTTCCGGTGATACTGCCGTCCGCCGCCGCCCGTTCACCTTCACGAAGCCAGATCCCCTGGTTATTCAGTTCACGCTTCTGTTCCGGAGCAATCAGGCCGCGGCAGTGCGGACACATCAGGCGGGCCGCCTGCCCGGCAGCCACAAAATCAGGGTTATTCCGGTAACCGGTCATGTTATCCATCACCGGCTGAAAATATTCCCCGCAGTGCGGACACGGCCAGTACCACCGGCGGCGGTCTCCCCGGTTATACAGTGACAGGATCCCCGTTGTTGGCGGTGCCTCATGTGCGCCGCCACAGCGCCATTTGGTGTCAGTGATATCCCGCCCGGGCGAACTTTCGACCAGGGTCATCCCCGAGGACATAAAGGTGGTGGTACGCTTTGAGGCCAGGGTGAAGGCATCCCCTTCACCGTCGACGTTCTCAGGAAAACGGTCATAATCCGTCAGCGCCACACGACGGTAATCCGAAGAGGAAAATACAGTGATCGACGGCCAGCCAATTTTCAGGAATGAGCCGTCAAGAAACATTTTGTCGTGGACGTTGTTGTCATTACGGGAAGGGCTGAGGCGCTTACTGACCTCCGGACTGTGGCGAAACGTCCTGGAAAGACGCGTTCTGGAATGCTCACGCGCCTTTGTCTCGGTCATCTGCACCACCAGCATATCCGCCGGATCACAGATGATGCCGTACACAATCCAGCCATCAATCAGCCCTTCGGTTTTCCCGGTTCGCGCAGGTCCCACAAACACCACCGCGTCATATTCACGGGCTGATAATGTATTAATGGGGTCAATCATATAGGGCGTCAGCGATGACTCCCACGGACCGGAAGTATTGGCTCCCCGTGGTACCCGCATATAACGCCTGATGGCTTCCGCTACTGGTAACCGGCCAGGTGGGCGAAACAGCGAGGCCACTTCGCGCCAGATATCGGATGCGCGGCTATGGCTCTCGTTCACCTGATTCACATATCGGCCTCATCACAACAGTCAATGACTGCCTTTTCCAGTGTGTCGCGGATCTCATCAACCACAATCTGTACTTCATTCAGTTGTGATGCGGTCCACCCCCTGTCCCTCTCCAGCCGGTCAGGCCAGGTTTCCAGTACCTGAACTATCGCTTTCACCACGACAGAAAAGGACCGCCTGACATCACTGACTGACACGAGCAGACCGGTTTCCTGCTCAAATTTCAGTCGGTCACGTTCTGACTGGTACCATGCTTTACGCGCATGAGGATCCATTTCCTCGTTATCTACAGGCAGAGGAGCTTTCATCAGCTCGGCAAGGATATCTGTCAGTCGGTACAGTTTGAGATTGCTCTCATGGCCACCGGCTGGGCTTATGTTTTTTACCCGAGCCGCGACAGTCTGTCGATGAGCACCGGATAATGCAGCCAGTTGGGAAATATTCAGATGCAGATTTTTTAATTCACGATCCATAACTCCCCCTGAAAATTATGTAAATACACGCCAGTGATGAACAAAAAACAACCAAATTCGACACTAAAAATTTTTATTTTCCTATATATCAATAACTTACACTGGTGGTGATGGTGCCATAAAAATCAAAAAATGCACCTTTTTCCGCGCCGCCCGCCCCGTGTTCAGGCCCACCCCACCAGGAGGACCCGCAAAATGATAATGGTTATCATTTGTAATGTAGTCCGGTTTCTTCCACCATCGCACAGGACCAGCGACTATGAGGGGACAACGCCGCGCTCCGTTAACGCGGTAAACCCCGGTGTGTATCGTTTTTGATTATCCCCGCACACTCGCGCAGAGGAGTCTCCCTGTCGGGCTGCGGTCTCTGTTAATGATGGAATACAGCGACGATACGGCGCATCCGCAAAACTTAGTTCAGGCACTGAGTGCGGATATAGTCCTGTGCCCCTTCCAGCTGCTTCTGCATTGTCATCAACCGTTCTCTGAGGATGAAATAATCCCGTTCAGCGGTGTCTGCCAGTTGGGGGCCGGTTGCATTATCCACGCCGGAGGTGCCGGTGGCTTCACGCACGGTACCGGGGCAGGTGGCGTTGATCCGCAGGCGCTTACGACCAGCGGCAACATCAGCACGCAGAGTTTCATTTTCAGCTCTCGCATCAGCTAATTCCCTTGAGTATTTTGCATCGAGCGCAGCAACATCGCGCTGGCGCACCTGCATATCAGTAATGGTTGCGTTTGCCAGCTCCAGCTCTCTGGCTTTTTTATCGCGCTGCGCTTTGTAGGTGATGGCGTTATCACGGTAATGATTCAGCCCCAGACTAAGCGCACCACAGGCCACCAGCAGGGCAATGATGACCACACACAGAACGCGGTTCATTTCACCACCAGCGTATCTGACCGATGAAATAACCGGAGACCATAATCACAAACACCAGCCAGATAAGAATGAACTTCCAGGTAGATAATTTTTCAGCCATCACTCAAATCTCCCGAATCAGTTTGCTAAAATCAAACACACTTTCTCCTTTGACTTTTCCGGAGTCAGGAAACACAAAACCCCACCTGCTGCTAACAAACGGGGTTTTTACTTTTATTCACTTAGGTTTTGCCAGTTCGCAGGATTTCGTGTTATCCGTCCGCGTTGGCCAACGTCATTTTTCAGCAAAATATTCTGCTTATCTGTCGATACCCCAGCACGCCAGCGCGCTCTCCTGGTCACGACGGGATACCTGACCATAGCAATTATTTGAGCGGATACGGCAGTCTCTGCCACCGTCCTTAATCCACCAGCGAATCGCTTCACACGCTCCCCTGCGATCGCCTGCATTAATTCGTTTATAAAACGTCGACGGGAAACACTTACCGGGGCCAATGTTATACGGGCAGAATGACGCGATCCCCGCTTTCTGGGGTTCAGTCAGTGGCACTTTGATGTTTTTCTCCACCCATGCCAGCGCCTTATCACGCTCAATGGCGTTAACCCGGTCGCATTTCCCCTTCGACAGCTTCATGCCAGGAATAACAGGCTTACCATCCACCCGGGTGGCTCCACGGCAGATGGTCCAGATACCCGCGCCATCACGGTATGCCGTGGTGTGGTTGCCTTCTTTTTCATCCAGAAACTGGTCGAGGATTTCAGGCGCAGAAGCCCCTGCGGCAATCAGCGCCAGAACGGCAGCCGACAGGCCGTATTTGATTTTTGTGTTCATGGATATATTAAATATTCAGCCGCTGTCCCAGGCCCACTAAATACGCACTTTCAGATAAGTCAGTCCGGGATGAAGCCAGTAAGCCGGCACTTTTTTAAAAGGCGGATTATCAAAATCACGAAGAAGTGCCTCCCGCACAACTGAATCCTTGTCCGCACCACTGGCCAGCGCTTCAATCTCAGCGGCTACCTGCAGATACCCCATGCAACGACCAATGCGCTGCATCAGCCCCTGTTTTTTATTGTTCTTCAGGTAATCAATGGCAAATTCAATGAGCGTCTCACTGTGCTGGTGCGATGGCAGTGTTACTTTTCCATTTTCTGATATGGTGATTTTCCCGTCATCACCGGATACAACAAAGGATGGCCGGTTACACTCCCATTCCAGCTCACTGCAATTATCATTATGAATACTGAAACACTCTGCGAGATTTCTGCTCATCACTTTCCGACAATAATCGTCAAACGCAGCAAACTGCTCATCGCGGCGTTTTTTTTCATCTTCAGAAGGCATCAGCGCCGACAGTTTTTTATTCAGTTCAGCAATTTCATTTTCCAGACGACTGAAGCGCTGATTCATTTCTTCATGGTTCATCACCTACTCTCCCCGTGCCGCCTTACGACGGTCTTCTTTAATCTTGAAATACAGGTTCGTCAGATATGTCAGCAGCCCAAACAGCAGACTCCCCAGCACGCCTATTGCCGCCCACTGAGACGGGGAAACCCTGTCCAGCAACTGCAGGAACCAGTAGCCCGTTCCCACCGCTGACGTGGTGTATGACACACCTGTTGTGATTTTTTCCATCTGGTACATACCCCGTCTCCCGCAATCCGGAAGCTCACAACAATAAAAAAGACCACCGGCACACACCGATGGTCCCTGACGCATGCTTACATCATCATGTCGCTGTCAGGTGTGGGGTCACCGCTATCTGAAGCACTCCCCTCTCCCGCGATGCCTTCCGGCTCCGGAGCTGCCGGTGCGCCCAGCAGTTCATCCAGAATGGCATCCACTTCTGCATCAAGACGCGCTTCCAGGTTATGGCGAAGTTTCTGTTTCAGTGCGCTCCGGACTTCTTCAGAGCGCAGGACTTCCTTCACTGCTTCAGCAGTGACCAGGGATGTAATTTCTGACATGGGATTTTCTCGTCGAAAGATGTGATTAAGAAAGTTGCCGCTAAATGAGCGGCTCTTCGGGTTTGCTTCCGGCTGACTGACTGGCGCTGATTTTCTCAGCGGCCCTTTTGTCAATCTGTCTGCGCCAGAAGTCACGCATGGCCCGGTATCCGCCCGAAAGGAGATACAGCACACAGACTGCCGTACAGAAGTACAGCATCACCTGATGAATAAAAGTCATAATTTCTTACCGTTATTGTTGACAATAAGAACTGTTTTCATTTAAAAAAACAGAGTACGAAAGTATCGTTCCTTTATTTTTTCTCCATAGGTATTACCACCGCCAGTCCATTCCGGTAACTGGCGGCTTTTTTTATCATGCCGCGGCGTCCGCGTTATTCACTACCACCGCAATGCTGTCTATCAGTACCGGGTAAGTCGCACTTTTGGTAATGTCTGTCACATGCAGTTTATCCGCCGAAAATGCACTGACCGGTGACTGCGTCAGCGTGAACGGTGTGCCATCCTGACCATCAATAACCGGCGTCACCTGAAGGCTGTTATTCCCGGCAAAGCGGAAAGCCAGCGTATGCCATTCGTTATCAAATGCGCCAAAGCTTCCCAGTTTCAGGTTATTTGTCGCCACCTTCGCATTGTGGTACATCACATTCAGGTCTTTTGCATCTGTCTGGATGTAAAACGCTGCCAGCAGATTATTCCCTGCATCCCCTGTCAGGGTGACACCCTGCGGCAGAGAGGAAACCGGCCAGTAAAGTGCAATGACATACTGATTTGCTACCAGTTCACCGGATGCCTTAAAGCGGCAGCTGATTAAACCGCCATTTTTCAGCAGTTCAGCGCCAGTACCGGCATCATGCTCCAGATACCATGACCCCACTCCTGTCTCCTTGCTCAGCTTCATCGCGGTACCACCTGTTGCACCTTCATCGGCAACAATTTCCGCTTTACCTCCGCCAGCACTCCAGCCCTGTTCGGTCAGCCTCCCTTCAGACTCACTGGCACGGTAAGACAGCAGTGTTGTTGTGCTTACCGCTTCATTTTCTGACGGTGATGGCGTCGGTGCGCCAGTTTCAGAAGATGGAGCATCGACTTTTACTGTGGTTCGTCCCGCATGAATCAGAATCGCCGTTGCCAGACGGTCGGAAATAATCCCCCGGCGTGCCCAGGTGCTGAAATGGCTCGCCCTGTCCTGTGACGTCCAGGTGGCGGAGCTGTCACGCCATTTCGAACCGTAATATCCGATACCCGGAATGTCCGGGTCTTCTTCCGGTTTGTTCGTCGGCACATTCACCCCGTTCTCATCCGTCATGAACGGTACGAAATGGATATTCTTTTCCATTTTGTTTTTATAGCTGCCGTACACCGTCTGGTACGTGGATTCGTTCTTCTGCTTCCAGAAATACGTCGTGTCCCCGCATATCCAGGGAACACCGCCAGCAGAGCCACCGACGCACTGACCTGCCATATCCGTCAGGTCTGCACGGAATTTATCAACCAGCGCGCCAAACTGTGCGGCGTGATTTACCGGCGTACCGCCAAAATCAAATTCCCCCTGCATCCACACCACGGCAAACAGCACATTTTTCGGGTTCTTCTTCAGTGCTGCTTTTGTTCGACCGATAAGGTCCTTATACAGCGGCTTGTCCACACCCCAGCGGGTTGAATTCTCCGAGGCACCGCCAGCGTCACTGTATGTGCCATCAGCTCCGGTGGTGAACGCTGAACCACCACGACAGCACGGAACCAGCAGAATACCCGCATTCGCCGGTATAAACGGCAGCAGTTTTTTGGCGATATGCAGCCCCTGCCCCACGGTTCCGTACTGCCCCTTTGACAGGTCCGCTTTCGGATGGTTAAGACGGCTCATGTCCTGCACATCATGCAGACAATGGTCCGCCGGAATGATGTCGTTATATTTACATGCTGCACCGCCCGGTGTCACCGTACTGCGGCGCGCCAGCTGCTTAATACGCGGGTCCGGACGGTCATATGTCTCCGGCAGCGGAAGACCTTCACCATACGACATACCATTTGACTGCCCTGCCAGAACCACAACAAAGTAATACCCGGGGTCGCTGGTGGCGCTGATTACTGCACCTTCTCCACCTGTCGGCTTCACCACAACAGGTGTGCTCACATCACCTTCTGCGACAATCGCCTGAATAAGTGCTGCGCCATCATCCGTATACGAAGAAAACGGCCCACCGTATGGTTGCCATCCTTCACGAATTTTTTGCGCAAGTGCATCAGCAAGGTCTGACGGCGATGCCGCCCTGACCACATCGTAATGTTTAAATGTCATGAATCCTCCCGGCCGGGATAGTGTACTGAATCAGATAAAGAGCGGGCTGAAGTCCGGAAGTTACAGGACAATGGCAGAAGGGAGACTGACAGCCCGCAATTCGAAAAAGGCCGCGCAGTTGCGCAGAGTGATTACCATGGGGTATTATTCGCCAGCTGAAATATTACTTCACGTTTTGTTGTTTATTCCTTGCCGCCCGCGTCTCCCAGCGCGGGCTTTTTTTGCCCATAAAAAAAGCCCCTCCGGAGAGGGGCTGACGCTGCGTATCTGTATCATCATGCGCATGGTGCCGGGTGCCTCCCGGTGAGTTCAGTCCGGTGTCCCTGAACCCGCGTATCTCGATCCAGGTTGTCGTCAGAGATGACACCTTATACACCAGTCGCCCCTCCGCACAGGGGGATTCACCATGCGAAATTTTTTTAACAAATGCTCAGTCTGACAGGCAACTGTCAACTGACTGAATTGTGACACAGATTACACTTGTTACCCACATACCACGAATCAGGTTATGCCTCAGTCATTATTAAACTGCACTTCAGCAAATCCGGAGCCTGATTCACAGGTACTGGATTTGATTGTGACAGTCATTCCTGTCAACTGAGCACTTTGCAGTAACGGTTGCAGATTCCAGCGACTGGTCCAGTATTCTTTCCCGTCAACCTTCACTGTAAATGTGTCATCCTCATTATACTTGGAAAACTCAATTTTACCTTTAGCACAATCCGCCGCCATTGCATTAACAGAAACTAATGCAAATAAAACCGCCATAAACATCTTCTTCATACTTAACTCCTTTATTTACCCGTTGTATATAAAAACTGTGACTTTCTGTTCAGAAACGCTGCAGCTGTATTACTTTCCCATAATGTATTGTTTATTTTTATAACGGGCCTGTCGCCAGTTATCTGACATTCTGGTTGACTCTCTTCATTCACGGCGCGAACAGAACGCGCCCCCTGATGATGGCAATTCAGTATAACGGCCACAGTACCCAGTATCGCTGATATATTATTAAAGGATATTCTCCCCACTCTGACACCATCCTCTCCCCGATACTCCGGAAGCACATTGCTGATTCGCCCCCAGTTCAGAGTGAGGTCCACGTCTCCCGGCGTCATGGTATACACAGGAGCAGTTTCAGACAGTGCCTGACGAAATTCTCTCTGTATCTGCCTGAAGCGTAAGGCTTCTGCTGTGACAGTGACAAAACGCAGAACTGCTCTGGATGCATCTCTGGTCATTGTATTACCACTGAACTCCATTAACGCCAGATATGATGAAACCAGTGAGTGACGACTGATTTGCATTCCGGAACGTTCCAGCGCTGCGACACGTTGCAGAGTGGTATAACTGCTGTCCGTTGTCATGGAAACCGTTGTCACATCGGGCACTGATATATGTGTAAAATCTGAAAAACGGTAGAAAGTATTTGTTGCCGTATTAACGAACCCGGCCACATATAAATTATTTTGCTCAATAATCAGACGAAGATGGTCAAAACGCGCCTGATAGACATCAAGCCCTCGTATATCCACAGCAAAATAACTGCCCGGCGGGGTGTGGTTAATAACAGACACCGATGTGGTCCCCTGAGATATATGTTCAAGAGGGGTCGATATTTCTGTCCGTATACTATTTAACGAAGAGACATAACTTTGTTGAGTCGAAAAGTCTATCGTAAATTCCCGGGAATAGGATACCGAAGAAAAACCCAGTAACAGGCACAGTACCCATTTAAATAATATACACTTCATATACAGGTGTTCCTTTTGGCTGAAGTAATCAGCACCAGACCCGGCGCAGATATAAAAAAGGCCCGCAAAAGCGAGCCTGGTAAATAAATATGGCGCGTTGTACTGGATTCGAACCAGTGACCGATTGCTTAGAAGGCAATTGCTCTGTCCGGCTGAGCTAACAACGCTGAATACCGATAATGGACCGCCATCGAGGACTCGAACCCCGCGCAGCCAGCTTCGAAGGCTGGCGCTCTATCCCGATGAGCTAATGGCGGTATGTGATATGGTGGCCCTTGCTGGATTTGAACCAGCGACCTGGCGATTATGAGTCGCTCGCTCTCACCACTGAGCTAAAGGGCCGGGCGCAGGATAATAACGGTACGTAACTAATCCTGCAATATCATCCGTTCTGACTGACTAAATCCTGAACTTCCCTGGCCGTCTGCTCAAAACGTTCAGTCTCCAGCTCAACGCCAGTTGCACGACGCCCCAGCGCCATCGCGGCTTTGACTGTCGAACCCGACCCCATGAAAAAATCTGCAACCAGGTCCCCCGGACGACTGCTCGCACTGATTATCTGCTGCAGCATTTCTGCCGGTTTTTCGCACGGATGTTTCCCGGGATAGTACTGCACCGGTTTATGCGTCCACACATCCGTGTACGGCACCTGCGCCGTCACGCCAAAATACCGCCGCAGATGCTTATATTCACTCTGCAGTTCCGCATACTGCCGGTTCAGTGAAGTATACGTCTCCAGCAGCTGGTGGTGGGGCTTCTCCAGTTCCCCCCGCTGATGCTTCTCTTCTGCCACCCGGGCAAACAGCGCCTGTAATTTCAGATAATCGCTTTCGTTCGGTAGCTGCCACTGACTGGTACTGAACCAGTGCGACACCATGTTTTTCTTTCCTGTGGCATCCACTATCTGTTTTGCCGTTATCCCCAGGGCAGCACGCGCATCACGAAAGTAAGCAATCAGCGGAGCCATCACATGCTGTTTCAGTGCCCTGCCCTTCGCCTCATACCCGGCATCTTTCGGACGATACGGCCCCTGATAATGTTCCGCGAACAGAATGCGCTCTGTGGCGGGGAAATACGCCCTCAGGCTTTCCTTGTTGCACCCGTTCCAGCGTCCGGACGGCTTCGCCCAGATAATATGGTTCAGCACACTGAAGCGTTCACGCATCATGATTTCAATGTCAGATGCCAGGCGATGGCCACAGAACAGGTAAAGACTTCCGGCAGGTTTCAGCACCCGCCAGAACTGCGCCAGACACTGGTCCAGCCATTTCAGGTAATCCTCATCACCCGTCCACTGGTTATCCCAGCCCTCAGGCTTCACTTTAAAGTACGGCGGGTCTGTGACTATCAGATCGACAGAGTTTTCCGGTAAGGTCTGGATAAATTCCAGGCAATCAGCGTTGATTAACTCACAACTGGATATTTTTACAGTATTAAACATGGATCATTAAGCCTGTCTCTGATAGGCTCATACCGCTTTTGCGCAAAGCAGATGGGCCTGAGGTTTGCTTGTGACCCCAACGCATGAGCAGATGGCTGGTGAGTGCCCTAACACCCACCAGCCGCCCATTTACCACAAATAAAAAAGCCTTCAGGACTGAAGGCGTCTGTAACAACCGAACTGATAGTCTGCCAGACCCGCCATAACAAGCTGGGTCAGTATTAACTGACAGCGTTCGCGTGAAAGGTAAGTATTCTGCGCAATCTCCCCGACTGTCGCCGGTTCGGTGACGCTTAATTCATTAAACACTGCCCTGGCGGTTTCTGTCATATCCTGCTGTTTCAGCATGTCTTTTTCCCTTTTCCGGTTAACGTGACACACCAATAACTCTTGTCGAAAAAGCCAGCAAGCTGAAAGAACTGTATTAATAACCACCAGCGAATTTATTGCGCTGCTGTATATTACGGACACAAAAAAACCACCTTCCGGTGGCTTCCTTGTGCGAAAAAAACTTGCGTTTCGCCTCGCGATACAGCTTTGCGAAGCTTACAGGAATTCAAGCTGTTTCTGCGTAAAAAAGCAAGCTTTTTTTATCGAAATGAATCATGCATAGGTACATAAAGCATGTGTTCAGCCACGGCTAACCAACCTGCAATACGTTTCTCACATGTGCTGAAGCACCATTCCGGGTGAGTACGATTTAAACATTCTGCCATTTTTCTCTTACTCATACCCCGTCCTTCGTACCTTTGCCGGAGAATATTGATTAGCCCGGGATATTCCCCAAGCACCTCACTGATAACGCGATCAATAATCAACGCCTCTGTGTCTGTACAATGTGACAACCAGCTCTTCTGCTTCCCTCTGGTCATATCCCGAAAAAATGCCTCAAGTTCCGGTTTATCCAGCCCGGATTTCTTCATTCTGCGTAAAACCTCATTAACTGCGGTTTTCGTCAGCTTCTTCGAAACCAGTAACCGGTTAAACATATTTCCGGATTTACCCCCGCCTATATACGACCACCGCCCCCACATCCGTAATTTCCCCTGGATCCAGACTGCTTCCAGCGTGTTCAGGCGTAAATGTTCGCCGCTTTTGCCTGTAATTTCCGGATATATCATATTTACGCTCACTCACTCTCAATTTTGTAAATCTTCACACCCAACCGACCACCAGGAACAAGCTGACCACGTACAATATTGATTTCATCAAACTGCTCATCGTCCATTAACAACCCCGCGTGCGTCAGCGCATCCAGCGGTGCTTTCAGAATATTGTCCAGGTCACGGCGGCGCTTATCCGGTGGCTCTGCAATAATTTTTATTGCCAGCCGTCCGGACAGGCTTAATTTCAGTCGCTGCTGGCGAACAATAAGCGCCACTGCCCGGCGATAACGCTCCCCGGCTTTTGATACAAAATATGTGCTGCCACGGCGTCGCCAGTAAGTGTTCACCGTCGGCGGGTAAGGTAAAACCAAATCTATGAGCATCAGTCACCTCTTTTACCCGAGCACGCCAGCCGCAAAGGCGTGATCAAGAAAACGAAAAATTAACTCAATCTGAGAGCCGTACTTTTTCTCAAACTTCAGCGGGTCTGCATGAAGTTCGTTGTGGTGCTCCCGGCACAACGGTAGCGTGAAAATATCGTGGGCCTTTGTTCCCACTCCCCCCTGACCATGACCAATCAGGTGATGCGGATCGTCAGCTGGCTTACCACAACACGCACACGGCTGTGTCTTTACCCAGCGCGTGTATTTCTCATTAACCCAACGGCGACGTTTAGGCCGCCTCATGAACGATTCAGGAGACTCCGGATCAACGGCGATACTGACAACCGTTTTTTTCTGTGGTGGATTTTGTTGCTGGTGGACGTGAAGTGGCAGCGCAATATTTTTTGTGCGCTGCTTCAGTATGCTGATGGCTGTCTGTTCTCCCGGTACGATGTCACTCTCACGGTATACGGAGCGGATTTTTTCCGCTGGTAATCCCAGCGAACGACGCGCTACTGCCTCAGGTAGTGCATCCACCACCTGATTGCAGGCCGCCCACCAGGATAATTCGGCCAGCGATAACTCCCTCTCCTGCGTACCGCTTATTGCGTGACGGATGACATCAATCATCCAGGCAACCAGATTCTGCTGAGCAAGTTGATCGAGTGATTCTGATGTCTGGTCGCGCAGCTGGTTGTCACAGTGCCAGCACAACACCATCGCGCCGGTACCATAACGGTGAATGACTGTTTCGCTGTGATGATAATCGCCGTGTGGCCACTGGCAGGATTTCACGTGACGTAATAACCAGTCAGACAGTGCACCTGCACCACCTGCTGCACGAATAACCCGCTCATCGCTGAAAAATGGCAGTAATGTTTTATCCTCTGCCAGCGGCTGGCGAACGGCAGGAACGACTCCGGACGGCAGATCGCGCATGTTTTTCGGTTCCGGCTCCACCAGCACCCTGCCGCAATGAAAAACAGGCCGTGATTCGCGTCCAGGCTTAAGGACCACCAGGCCAAGTTCCGGCACCAGAACAGGTCGAAGTAATACCCGCACGTTACCTCCAAATACGTTGCTGGAATGTGCGGGACGGACGCGGTGGATGTTCGGAATAAGGGAGCCTGACAGAGATTATCCAGTGACGATAATCGAGGCTGATGGCTTTCTTAACCTCGTATCCGCGCCTGCGGTAACACTGAATCAGCCATTCGGCCTGTTCTTCAGTGCATGGGGGATGCTGGTACCAGTCGGTTTTAAATACGTGCGAATGCCGCCCCCGCTTAATGGCCGGGACGGCTTCAGAATTGTGGGATTTTATACGTTGCGCCATCGGGTTCTCCGGTGACACAGCAGGTGCCAGTTGTTCAGGCCGGCGTGCGAATTGTAAACCAGAATGCCAAGAAAAAACAAAACCCGCAGAAGCGGGTTAAGTGCGGGTGCGTTGAGGATGCCTGACACATCAGAGGTGGCGAGGGATTTCTCCCTCGCCGGGTCTCTTACTTCTCAGATTCGTAAGCTGTGAAGACAGCGACCTCCGTCTGGCCGGTTCGGATTCGTACCTCGCAGAGGTCTTTCCTCGTTACCAGTACCGTTACAACGACGGTAATACAGATGACGATCAGGGCGATTAGCATCGCCTTTTGCTGCTTCATAGCCTGCTGCTCCTTGCCTTTCGGCGCATAAGAGGCTAATCTAAGTGTGCAAGTCATAGATATGGCCTCAGATTAATGTTAAGCGTCCTGCAAGACGCATAATGTTAACTGGGGCTTTTCTCTGTCTGCCTTACGTCGGCATGCCCGAGGCAGACAGCCTCAAGCACCCGCAGCAATTCTACTTAACTCTTCTTTCCCCGCAAACCGTTTTTATCCCCAGCGGCAAATCGAATACACCACCAGCGCCACCGCCATTGCAATTCCTACCGTTATGAACGCTTCAGGCCCGGTCATCGTAAAATATCCTCCTCGTTTATCAGTCCGTTTCGCTTCAGGTAGTCCATCGCCTTATCCGGTAATTTGCAGTCCGGCTTCGCTTTTTTCAGTTGGCTGACCAGCCGTTTAACCCACATTGCTAATTCGCTAACCTGATTGCCGGATGCTGGTGGATTGTCGGCTTTACCCAGAATGGCAGCACAGCAGGCCTCTCTGAGCACCCAGTCAACAGCATCCTTCCATGCTCCTGTTTCGACTGGCGGATTCTCACGCTTTACCTGTTCATAAAAGCGCACAGCTTTAACCAGTCCTTCTGATGTCACCGGGACTGGCGGGCCGATGAATAAGGCCTGAATTTCATAGTTCGGCCTGTCGTTACAATCCTCTTTTGTCGGTACATATTTCCAGTCACCAGCCCGCGGCTTCCCCTGAAAGTCTGTAACGTCTTTTTTCACGTAGCGATATCGCCATGCAACTGGTTTTGCCTGCCCTGCCGTTTCATGCCCTTCCTGATAATTAATCTCGCTCATTCATCGCCCCACTCATCACAATATGCTTCGACCGGAGTTTTTCCTACTTCATAATCATCACGCCATGCTTCAGCATCAGCAGCACTGCCACCACGTAACTCTGCATAGTCCATTAACAGTTCATGCCATTCTTCAAAACTGACGTTGTATTTAGTTGAACCAAAATCAGCCATTTTGTTCTTCCTCTTCGTCTTTTATTTCGTGATATGAGTAATTGCAGTAGTTAAAGAAAATTTCTTTTGCTTCGTCATGAATTTCATCAGGTGTTGCGTCATCGTCCACTTCGAATACATCCTCAAAATCTCCACCGGCTATTCCCGTTTCAATAATTATTTTGAACTTTCGCATTTCATTACCGCCCTGCCGGGCGGTCTCCTGATGTTCTGAGGGTGCAGAAATCCCTCCGGTTAAGGATTAATTTTTAGCAGTGCTAAATTTAATTATTCAGTTCTGGATTTTGTCGCTCTGCGTATCCGCGCTTTCGCGTTACGCTCAATCTGAATTAGCTTTCCTATATTTTTTCGCCTTTCCTGTTCCTCCAGGCGCAATAGTTTTACATCATCTGCCAGCCTGGTTTCTCTTTTCGCAACAGAGAGCATCCAGTCAAATGGCTCCACAACTGCACCGCAGATTTTACAGCGGACCTGACGCTCTTTTTCGTCAACCCGGACAGAGGCGTGATGACAATATGGCCTTTCCGATGGCTCATAAAGAAAATTAACCTGATTACGTGGGTCATCCTCTTTTACCGGAAATAAAACAATATTACTTAACTCATCTTCTGGTTTTATTTCCATGCACCTCTCCTTTGATGCGAATGCCAGCGGCAATTGAAGCCTGATAGCTAATTTCACTCACAGCACCACCTCCTGAAAATTCCCCTGACAGAACGCCAGTACACGCTGCATAACTTCGCTATTTCGGCACTCACTGCAAATTATGTTCTGATGCCTGTCATAGCGGCGTATTTCTCCGTCTGGTAACTTTCGAATCAATGTCTGGTCGGTTGTTTTCTCCGCTGCCTTACGCCATACGCGATACACCTGTTCTGATGCAAAAACACCGTATTTACCGGGCATGTATAAATCGCCACAAGCCAGTACATCCACAAGGCAACGTCTGACTGAATGCCAGCCTGCTCCCGTCGCTCTCTCCAGTTGTGATATCGTCATGCGTTCATTTTTGCGTACCAACCCGATAATTCGGGCCTTCAGTTCTTCACGCTGTTCGTGTGTAAAAGGTTTCGCCATAAGCGCCTCCGGCAATCACTTTTCCGACACAATACGACCGGATGAATCGACAATCTGCCGAACAATATCCCGGTGCTTGTTCAGTTCCCGCAGCGCGGCGCAGACTCGCTCCCACTTCTGAACCTGACCTTTTGCCCGGCGCAGCTCGCGGTTAGCCACATGCAGCGATGGTAAAATCAGACCATCCGGATGTTTTCTGGTGAACAACGGCTGTGACTGCACTGTGACCGCCACACTTTCAGTTTTTATTTCTTCCTGTGTTTCCGCTTCCCGGACTGGTAACGCAACACCTGTTGGCTGAGGAAAGGCTTTACCATCGGTTTCCGCTACGGATGCAGCTTCCGGCTCTGCCGGTAAATCAGCGCCAGGTATACAGTAACGAAATTTACCGCCCTGATTCACGCGAATCAGACGCCCTTTGCTGATTGCCATGGCCAGCGATGAATTCGCCCGGCGGGAGGTAATCCCGAACATCAGTGCCAGCTCATCCGCCGTTTGTGGGCCATGTTGTTCAATCGCCTCAGTCAGCATTTGCGCTGTCACTTTCGGTACCGATGACACTGGTTCACTTTCACCAGCCTGAATCAGCCACCACATCGACCCCTTGTTATCCGCTTCACCGCGGCGCTTCAGTTTCCACAGTTCGTTGACCGCATCTTCACGGCTGATTCCAAGGCGGGCCGCCACTACCTGTGAAGAGGCTTTTTTCAGTGCTTTCAGTGCGTCAAATACGGTTTCCATTAAAATTTCCTCCGACAAAATCGTTTCTCAGATTCAAATAAAACCAGCTGCCTTCCGGCGTTCGTATTCCTGTTTCAGCCGTTCAATTGGCGTTGGCCCTTGCGGGTGTTTCGCCCCTTCCAGTTGTCGTCGCACTGGCGGAACACTCATCCCGTTACCAACATGCTTTGCCCATTTCGTCAGTTGCCGTTCCGCAAGTCGTTTTAACTCACCCTGCGTCATCTGGCGCTCAATCCCTCTGGTACGCATTTCGAGGCAGATGTGGTACAGCACAGGCTGTGGCCACGGGTATTTATCACTCCCGTCGTATCGCCAGGATTCATTGCGCCAGCGCCGGTACTCTTCCATCACGGCATCCACCGTAAGACCAAATGGATTTGCCCCACTCTCCGAAATCAGTGCAACAAACTCAGCCAGGTCCGGGGGCCACGTTTCACCCGCCCGGCAGCGGTCCATGCACTGACGGCAGACCAGACGGATTTGCTGTTCAGTCATCGCACCAATCTGGGCAATCCAGAGCTTCGAAGGTGCGGCCCCGTTCTTCTGAGTCCAGCGGTTCGAATACACCTCCCCCATAAGCTCCCACAGCTTCCAGGCCGTTTCCGTTGCTGATAAATCCGTTTTCACGTTCCCACTGTTCGCGTGCAGCCCGGATTTCCTGAACTGCCCGTGATGCGGTGCCACCTGGTGCTGCATGACTTCCCCCCTTGCTGACTGGTTTTACCTGTGCCCTGACGTGCCGCACGTGGCGGGCAAATTTCTGCTCCCACTGAACCTGCGTGAAAATCTTCCCCTCCGCCATCCAGTAATCCCGGAATGCGGCAAGCTCTGCAGGTGTAAATTCCGGCTCAGGCAGAGCCATACCCCACACTGCTGCCCGTTGTCGAAAATCCGGCGACGGCTGCCAGACAGTAGTCATCGAAAATTTCCCGATCGGTTCGCTCAGGCCGTCCAGGTATTCAGGTTCGGCTGTCTGCAACAGCGCACCATGCGACTCACTGGTCGGAATACTCTCGCGTTCACGCACGTTATGTGTGGGGTTTAATTCTTTTAGATCTGTATCTTTATTAGTTGCTTTTGTGTTTGCGTCATGTTCAAACACAACACCAACATTTGTTTGAACGCCTGTTAAATCTCTCTCTTGTTTTGTTTGAACATATGCTTCCTTTCTGCTTCTTCTGGCCTGAACAGATGCTTTTCCGGCGGCTGATTTTTTGGTTAATTTTTCCCTGACTGATGCCAGATCTTCCTCAATCCGAAGATGCACCCATTCATCGCCGTTATCGCAAAAAAACTCCCGCAAGGATGGTTCCACATCAGCCCATCGCTCGTTAGTCAGACGGGAAATTTTTGCCAGCCTGTTTTTAGGTATTGGTTTCCCTGTTTGCCAGTAATTGAACATCAACAACAAATACGCGCCGTGCTCCTCTGCGGACAAATGCATGGTGTCAGCCAGGTAATCAGCTATGTACAGTTGCATGTATGGTAATGCGGCCATAATTGCCTCATCTTGTGACGAACCATCCTCTGGTGATATTCTGTGATTCCCCAATCAACAGAATCAGCAGGGGTCTGGCATAAATATCAATGCACCACAACAGACTCGCCGGATGACCCGCTGTCGCTGAAATACGCTTTCCGGTAAACGGCCTGGACTGCATCATCATGTGCATCAATTGCCGTGCTCAACGCTTCCTGCGCCGCCAGTAATGCACGGCGCTCAACAGTGTCAAAAATACTGAGGTGATAACGCAGTTCACGCGGAAGAACAGTCAGGATAGCCGGAATTAGTGCCTGAATTTTTTCAACAGCATCAGGCGTATCCTTTTCAAGCCAGCGAAAAATATTTTGTATGTTCAATCCAATACCCTCTGTCGTAGAGGTGTCATGCATTGGTGGATAAGTCATTTCAAGCTCAAAATATGCTGTCGCTATATCATCAGCGATTTTTTTGCGCCCTACCCTCGGATAAAGCAGCCACGCATTCATCGCCATGCGGATATGTTCATGCGTGATTTTCATGAATCAACTCCCTGATCTGAAAGTGACTTACAATCAACACATGGAATGGTAACCGTTGGTACATGCAACTCATACTTAAGTGCGCCATCAGTAACAGCCTGAATAAGCAACGCCCATTTCCACGGAACATTCTCTCCCCACATGCTGACTGTGGTTTTCGAAGTTCCTAGCGCTGATGCTGTTTTAACAACACCGCCAAAATATCCTAAAACTTCTGATTTTTTCATAGTTCACTCCAGAAAACTGAACAAACAAAGTTTAATAATCAAAACAAAAGAAAGTCAAGAAACAAAACCTCTAGTGTTTTAAAATCAAAACATGACTAAGCAAACAATATCTGAACGCATCACTCAGCGCATGAACGCGCTAAATCTGAAGGGAAAGCACCTTGCCATCGCTACAGGCGCATCAAAGGGCTCTGTCAGTCAGTGGATAAACGGTGGAGGTACTCCATCCGCTCGTTACATAAGCTCTCTCGCCAAGATCTTGAAAGTAAGTGAAAACTGGCTTCTTAATGGAGGTGTGTTAAATATAAGTGAATATAGTGATCTATCTTTGCCGCCGGTAAAAAGGGTTCCGCTACTATCACTTCAGCAGGCAGCAAGTTGGAGTGATTATATGACAAATACCTCAGGACTCTCTTGTGTTCAGCTCGCTGGTGAAACTTCTGTCAATACATTTGCAGTAGTTCTAGAGAGCGATAGTATGTCTGCCGCAGGCGGAAGTGTATCAATTCCGAATGGATCAACGGTCTTTGTCGACCCAGATCGAACCGCACAACATGGCAATATTGTTCTAGCATTACCAAAAGGAACAACTACACCAGTAATTCGTAAATTGGAAATAGAAGGACCTGACATCCTCTTAGTTCCCTCAAATCCACGCTACCCATCAATCATGCTGGATGATATATCCCGCATTTTAGGTGTATGCTTTAAAATTCAACAAGATATTTAACTAATCCCCTTAATTTACTGTACGCCATCATATTGATGGCTTAACAGCTGCCTGCCGTCATGTTTTGATAAAAAAACATTGACTCGTAAAGTTCATTTTTCTAAACTTTATTTTATTCCAACCCCATCCCACAGAACGCCAGGCAATACTTCGAGTTACCCGGCAGTGGTCAGGGGTTAAGTAGCCAGCCCGAGGCGTATGAACATGACGGCGGGAACACTTTATATAACAGCGCAGCAGGTTTTTAGTTCCGCGCCCCGGCGTTAAGGGGAAATGAGGTCAACATGGATACGCTCAATCTTGGCAACAACGAATCTCTGGTATGCGGTGTGTTCCCTAACCAGGACGGCACGTTTACCGCGATGACGTATACCAGAAGCAAAACGTTTAAAACTGAAGCTGGCGCGCGTCGCTGGTTAGCCAGAAACACTGACTGATGAGGTTGACGATGGAATTTAAAGATTTACCAGTACCATTCCAGGAAATGGCAGCGAATATAGTTCGTTCTCAACTGGCGACTCTTGACCTGAGTACCGTAGAAAAAGAAACCATCGATAATATATCCGGTAACGTGCGTCGAACCTTTATCGGGCTGTACGAAGAAAAGTGGCCATTCGGCGGACAAAATTCGCTTGAAAACAAGAATCAAGCGAATGATGAGAAGCTGAAACACGTTATCGCCTTACTACTGGAAGATGCAAAACGTCTACAGCAACTGGAACCAAATGCAGGCACCGAAGCCCGCATCTGGATTGCCATAAAATCACTCAAATGTGAAAGCGATGATTATTTAATAAACCATAATTAAAACAACTCAGCTTTCTGAAGAGCTACCGAAGAAATTGCCATAATAATATGTTTTTCTTATAGAGGGGTTAGAAATATGGGCCAGCATTATAGCAGCCCCATATAACAGAAAGTATTTTAAATATTACGCCGTATCTTGTGATTGTTTTTTAATATATTCATACAAGCGCACAAGTTGTTTCAACTCTTCAAAGCACATCGCGGAATTTTCAATTTTTCCGGCGTTGATTAGTGCCAGAAGAGCCTGATGTGCGCAAGCATATGGATCATTACAGGGCTAATAATATCAACTTGCATATTATCCTCTATAGAGGTTCCGGGTTAATGATGGAGACCAACACGCTGTCACGTGTGGTCGTGTGCCGGACACGGATAAGAATCCGGCACTGACAGTTTGCTGAAAGGATATTTCCCTGAAAAGTCAGGGCATAACACGAAAGCGCACGGCGAAGTTAGTCTCTCTGTACAGGTCGTCGTTAAATGTAATTCGATCATGCGCTTCCGGTTGTGGCAATCCGCGAAATGGCGCGGCGGTAAGTATGGCTGGGGCTTCCTCCATTGCTCCAGAAAATGCACCGGGTTGTCAGGTTGACCATACGCCTGAGTGACAACACCGCCACAACAACCTCTGTTATCACTTTTCTGGTGATTCGGCGGAAATGGATATCCGCCATTTTTAAAGTGTATTTTGTGATGCGGTGAATGCGGCTAAGCGCACGCGGAACAGTTAAAGCTAAAAACAGCGTTATGGGTGATTCTGTATTCCGGCGTTAATTGTTAACTGGTTAACGTCACCTGGAGGCACCAGGCACCACATCACAAAATTCATTGTTGAGGACGCGATAATGGAAACGTCACTACCAAACGTTAATACGTCTGAAGGGTGTTTTGATATTGGTATTCTGCTCAGTAACCGGGAGTTTACTGAAGACGCCATCAGGATGAGAAAATATGAGCCTTATCTTCTCAATGATAATTCCATACTCTCCAGAATTGCCCTTCTTGAACTTGGCATTTTCGGAGGGCAGCAGTGAGTTCAGCGTTTGCACTGATGATGACGGTTTTTCTTATAACAGGTGAGCCACAGAATGTGATTACCGGAATTTATGCCAGTAAAGAATCCTGCCATCAGGCAAGAGACGAGCAAAAAATTTCCGGTGAATGTCTCCCGTTAAACAAAGTATCGCTGTACCTGAATAACGAAATACCGGCTGGATAACCCGCCAGCCATATTAACGCCATACCCGTTGATTAAGTATGCCAGCAATGGCAGGGATTCGTACAACCTTAAAATAGTTATGAGGTTTATCAATGAGCACTGATAAAGAAGAAATTGCACTGTATTACGAAGCCAAAAATGACAAAGTCAGAAAACGCCTTGGGATTAAAGGCGGTTTTTACTGGCGCACAGCAAAAAAATTATCGGTTGCAATATCACGGGGTGTTGTCGCAATGGACGATGCTGGATTTGACGAAGAGGATTTCAAAAAACCTGTTCGCGTGAATTTGCCCATTGTTAATGACCTGCCGCCTGAAGGTGTGTTTGATACCGAATTCTGCAACCGCTATGAAAAAGGCGGAGAAGATGGCATCACAATGATATTTATAGCGCCTTCCCCCTCAGTTCAGGACAAACCAGCCAGCACTGACAATACCAACGTCAATGGCGAAGACATGGCTGAGATTGAGGATAATATGCTCCTGCCGATTTCCGGTCAGGAACTGCCCATTCGCTGGCTTGCGCAACATGGCAGCGAAAAACCGGTAACGCACGTTTCACGGGAAGAACTTCAGGCATTACATATCGCACGAGCTGAAGAACTGCCTGCTGTTACTGCCCTGGCTATTTCCCACAACACAAAGCTGCTCGACCCGCTGGAGATTCGCGACCTTCACAAACTGGTACGCGACACAGACAAAGTTTTCCCTAATCCCGTTAATTCCAGTCTGGGGTTAATGACTGCTTTTTTCGAAGCATACCTGGACGCTGACTATACCGATCGAGGTCTGCTGACAAAAGAGTGGATGAAAGGAAATCGTGTTTTACGCATCAGCCGCACGCCATCCGGCGCTAATGCTGGCGGAGGAATTCTTACCGATCGCGGTGAAGGTTTTGTCCACGATGATGCGTCAGTGGAACGTGACGTTGCCGCTGGCGTTCTGGCCCGTTCAATGGACATCGATATTTACAATCCACATCCGGCACACGCCAAACGCATTGAAGAAATCGTTTCAGAGAATAAGCCGCCCTTTTCTGTTTTTCGTGACAAATTCATCGCCATGCCTGGTCACCTGGATTATTCCCGCGCGATAGTGGTTGCATCCGTGAAAGAAGCACCAATTGGTATCGAGGCTACTCCCCACCGTGTTACCGAATATCTGAACAAAGTACTGACCGAAACCGACCATGCCAACCCTGATCCAGAAATCGTGGATATTGCCTGCGGTCGCTCCTCTGCTCCAATGCCGCAGCGTGTAACAAAAGAAGGAAAACAGGATGATGAAGAAAAACCGCAGCCAACTGGCGCAATGGCAGATGAACAGGCAACGACTGAAGCAGTGGAACCGGATACAACTGAACATAATCAGGACACGCAGTCGATGGATGCTCAGCCACAGATAAATTCTGTTGATGCGAAATATCAGAAACTGCGTGCAGAACTCCATGAAGCCAGGAAAAACATTCCCCCCAAAAATCCTGTCGATGCAGATAAATTACTGGCTGCTTCTCACGGAGAATTTGTTGAAGGGATTAGCGACCCGAATGATCCGAAATGGGTGAAGGGGATTGAAACCCGCGATTCTGTGAACCAGAACCAACACGAATCGGAACAAAACGAGCCAGAAACGAAACAGCCTGAACCAGAAGAGCAACAAGAACCGGAAAAAGTCTGCACCGCCTGCGGTCAGATCGGCGGCGGCAACTGTCCTGACTGTGGCGCGGTGATGGGCGACGCAACATACCAGGAAACATTCAACGAAGAAAGCCAGGATGAAGCCCGGGAGAAAGATCCAGAGGAAATGGAAAGTGCCGTATACCCGAACAAGGAGTGCACCGAAGGCGATCAACATGCCAATGGCAATAATGAAACAGGCGAGACAGCAAATCCCTTAATTAAGGTGAACGGTCATCGCGAAAGCACATCCACCAGCAGGTTGTGGCACCATCTGATGATTGACCTTGAAACAATGGGCAAAAATCCTGATGCGCCAATAAACGCTCTGGCCGGTAAGTTTTTTGATCCGGCAACCGGAGAGATGGGGCCAGAATTCAGCAAAACTATCGATCTGGAAACCGCGGGCGGAGTCATCGATCGGGACACCATTAAGTGGTGGCTGAAACAGTCACGGGAAGCACAATCAGCCATTCTGACCGATGAAATCCCGTTGGATGACGCACTGTTGCAATTCCGGGAATTTATCGACGAAAACTCCGGTGAATTTTTTGTTCAGGTCTGGGGAAATGGAGCCAACTTTGACAACGTAATTTTACGCCGTTCATATGAACGGCAGGGGATCCCCTGCCCATGGCGTTACACCAATGATCGCGATGTAAGAACGATGGTTGCTCTGGGACTGGTGATGGATTTCGATGCTCGAAGTGTCATCACATTTGAGGGTGAGCGCCATAATGCCCTGCACGATGCGCGTTACCAGGCAAAATACGTTTCAGCTATCTGGCAAAAACTGATCCCGAGTCAGGCTGATTTTTAATGTTCAACCGTCGCCAGTTGTCGTTGGTATTCTGCAACTGGCGCGTTCCGGAGTGATAGCCATGAGCGAACAGTACCTGATAACGCTCGATGAGTGGAAACCAAAACGGTTCAGTCTCCCAATAACAAACACTACCCTGGTGAAATACGGAAAACTAGGATACATCGTTCCAAGACCACAAAAAATTCGTGGGCGTTGGCTGATAGATCGCCGAGCAGTATTTGTTGGGCCTGGTGAAACGGGAATTGCGCCGGAAATTCATACTGGCGATGATGATGCACTGAAGGAGATTTTAACTCATGTCACCGAGGCCACGAAAAAACAGCACTGACGTAGCCGGTCTTTACGAAAAGTTTGATCGCAGAACTGGCAGAGTTTACTACCAGTATAAAAATCCTGTGACTGGAAAATTTCACGGACTCGGAACAGACAAAGGTAAGGCAGAAAAAATCGCTTCCACAGCCAATCAGCGAATAGCTGCAGCAGAAGCTGAATATTTCATGCGCAAAATTGATGAAAGTCCGTCAGCAACAAAACGTCGGGGTATCAGATTAAAGGCATGGGTTGATCGATATCTGAAAATACAGGACACGCGACTGAAAAATGGAGATATTGCAGCTACAACTCACAAAGAAAAAGTGCGAATGGCTGCATACCTGGTTTCCCGTCTGGGAAACCACCCATTGAAAGAACTGGAAGTAAGAGACTTTGCATTAATACTGGACGAGTGGATGGATAAAGACATGGTCAGCACAGCAAGAGTAAATCGCGGATTATGGGTTGATATTTATAAAGAAGCACAGCATGCGGGAGAAGTTCCTCCCGGATGGAATCCTCCGGAGGCTACCCGTAAACCGATCCCTAAAGTGACCAGATCCAGACTCACCCTGGAAGACTGGCAAAAAATTTATAATGCAACGCCAGAAAAACACTTTATCCGTAACGCAATGCTTCTTGCGATTGTTACTGGTCAGCGCCGTGATGACATTTGCCACATGCGTTTTTCAGATGTATGGAATGGACATCTACATATAACCCAAGGAAAAACCGGAATGCGTCTGGCCTTACCTCTTACGCTACGATGCGATGAAATTGGGGTATCGTTAAAAGAAGTTATTGATGGATGCAGGGACAGAATGTTGAGTCCATACCTAATCCATAGTAGGCACCAGAAACAACCAAAACCGATGAGTAAAGACAACCTGAGCGATTACTTCGCCAAAGCGCGAGATCTGGCTGGAATAATTCCACCAGCAGGAAAAACACCGCCAACATTTCATGAACAACGCTCCCTGTCAGAACGGTTGTACCGCGCACAGGGTGTCGATACAAAAACATTACTGGGACATAAAGTCCAGGCTACCACCGATCGCTATAACGATACCCGAGGTCAGGAATGGGTTAAGTTGGTTATTTAA